CAGCTAGTTACGCTCGACTTCGAGACTTTCTACGGCAAGGACTACACCCTCTCGGGCAAAATGAACATGTCCGAGTACATCCGCGATCCTCGGTTCCACGCTCATGGCGTCGGGATCAAAATCGAAGACAAGCCGACGCTCTGGTACACCGGTGCGAACATCGCACTGGCGCTACAGGAGATCGATTGGTCGAAGTCTGCGATGATCGGGCACAACGTGGCGTTCGACGGATTCATCTGCTCGCACCACTACGGTGTTGTCCCAGCGCTGTACATCGATACCTTGTCCATGGGCCGTGCGGCCCATGGCCACGGCCACCGGCACGATCTGGACACGCTGGCCAAGCTCCACGGGCTGGGCGGTAAGGTCAAGCGGGACTCGCTGGCGAACACGAAGGACAAGCTGGAGCTGACCAAGGCCGAGATGATGGCTCTGGGCGGCTACTGTAAAGACGACGTGAACGACACGCGTGCGATCTTCGACAAGCTGTACCCGTTTATCCCAGATCCAGAGATGGAGCTGATCGACATCACGATCCGTATGTTCTGCGATCCTGTGCTCGAAGTGGATATCCCGCTTGTCGAAGAAGAACTCGCTGAAGAAGTCGGCGGCAAGATGGCTGCTCTACTGCTCAGCGGCACAACGCCAGAGCATCTGATGTCGAACGACAAGTTCGCTCGGCTGCTGGTGAACGCCGATCCAAGCTTGCTCGTTCCTATGAAAATGAGCCCGTCGACTGGCAAGCAGACGTATGCGTTTGCTAAGTCCGATCTGGCCTTTCAGGAGATGGCCCGTAACGGCAACGACAAAGTCAAGGCACTATGCGCTGCACGGCTGAAGATCAAGTCCACGATCGGTGAGACACGAGCCGTTAGGTTCTTGGAAGCCGGACGTGACGGGATGAAACTCCCGATCTTGTTAAACTTCTCCGGCGCTCTCACTCACCGGTGGAGTGGCGGTAACAAGATGAACCTGCAAAATCTAAAGCGTGGTGGCAAGCTCCGGAGGGCCATCAAGGCGCCCAAGGGCTGGTCGGTAGTTGTCGCGGACTCTGCACAGATCGAAGCACGTGTACTGGCGTGGCTGGCTAACCAAGCAGACATCGTCAATGCATTCGCCACCAAACAGGACGTGTACAAGCTGATGGCCTCGGCCATCTACAACATACCTGTCGAGAAAATTGACAAAGATCAACGTTTCATCGGGAAGATCTGCGTACTGGGTCTTGGCTTCGGCATGGGTCCAGTCAAGCTCCAACAGACTTTGAAGCAAGGCACTATGGGCCCGCCCGTAGATATCGAGCTTGAAGAGTGCGAGCGTATCGTGAAGATGTACCGCAAGAAGAACAACCGCATTGTCGAGTTCTGGAAGGTCATGGATCAGGCGATCCTGTCCATGCTCTTCGACAGAGAGATGAAGGTAGGCCCACTCACAGTGGGTAAGAACTTCATCCAGCTGCCGAGCGGCTTGTTCCTGCAGTACCCGGGTCTCATGGGTGAGCCCGAGGAGAGCAGGAGCGGTGACATCAAGATGGGTGACGTTCGGTATTTGAACCGGAACGGTATGTCTAAGCTGTACGGAGGCTTGCTCACGGAGAACTGCATAGCCGCAGGGACAGAAGTTCTAACCGATCGTGGCTGGATTCCTATAGAACTCGTACTAGACACAGATCTCGTACACGACGGTATCGAGTTCGTAGATCATGGTGGAGTAGTGTTTAAGTCAGTTCAACCTTGTATTACGGTAGACGGCGTATACATGACTGAAGACCATGAGGTGCTTACCGATGAGGGATGGAAAGCTGCACTGGAAAAACCGCGACCTTACAGGCCAGATCTTCGGGGCGCTGACAGCGGTACGGCCTATGGGGTCGGACGGCAAGAAGACAGGGATATCGCGCTCCACGCTGTACTACCGCTATCACCACGGCCTGTCTTTGACATAGTGAATTGCGGTCCACGAACTCGTTTTGTTGTTCGCGGAGATACAGGCCCAGTAATAGTACACAACTGCGTACAGGCTCTGGCACGCTGCATCATCGGGGAACAGATCCTCGCTGTGAAGCGCGCCGGCTACCGGATCGTAACCTCAACACACGATGAAATCGTCGTGATCTGCCCTACGCCACAGGCCGACAAGTGCCTAGCGGATATGATCCGGATTATGTCGACTTCACCTGACTGGTGCAAAACACTGCCGCTTTCAGCCGAAGGGGGTTTTGACACGTGTTATAGCAAATGATATTATCCCCCTTATGAAGATGAAGAGAAAACATGGCTTGAGCATCGCCGAACGGCTTGAAAGAACGCGCGTCGTCCGTGGCGAATGTTGGGAGACTTGTTTGTCGCCCAGCAAACGCTACCCGCAAATCAAGGTTGGCGGTAGGCACGTAACGTCACATCGGCTTGCATACGAAACTTACGTAGGGCCAATCCCAGAAAGGATGTCAGTACTCCATTCATGCGACAACCCGCGATGCCATCGACCGGAACATCTGTTCTTAGGAACTGCGAGCGATAACATGCAGGATATGTGGAATAAAGGCCGACATCCTCGTATTAAATCGCGCTTAGACACTGAACAGATTATTTTGCTCGCCGAAACAAAGACCCAAAAACAAGTAGCGGTTATATTCGGCGTAAGTCAAACAGCTATTTCCTCCATACTCCGTAAAGCTAACAAAGGGCGCGGTCGCGGTACCGCTTTCAGAACACAACATAAATAAGGAAACCTAAATGGCCGGTTCAACCAAATTAGTCCTGAATCTCGAAGAAGACTCGGACTTCCGTACATACATTAAAGCCGAGATCAGCAAGATCATCGGCTCGGTTCTTCGTGACGAGCTGAAAGGTATCGTCGCTGGTGAACTCGCTCGTCTGCGCTTGTCCGACCCTTCGAGCATGCCAATGTCGGAGATAGTCAACTCGGCCGTCAGGTATCAGTTCAAGGATGCGAGGCTGCAGCAGCACATCAGGGATTCGATCATTACAGCCTCTAAGCAAGAGGTGCAAACGAATCTGAAACCTGAACTGCAGGCTTTCAAAGACCGTATGGCTTCTGCATTTCGAAACACCACGTACTCGTTATGAAATCCCCGTACGAAGTCCTCGGTGTAACGGAAGGCGCTACCGAGGACGAAATCAAAATCGCCTTCAAGCGGAAAGCCATGATCTGTCACCCAGATCGTGGTGGAAGTGTCAAAGCGTTTCATGAGCTGAAACAGGCAGTTGCTGCTCTGAGCAGACGACCATGTACTGAGTGCTCTGGTAAAGGCTTTGTGTTCATAAGAAACGGGGCTTTTAAGAAGAAAGAAAACTGCCCCAAGTGCTGGAGTGTATAGAAGATGAGTACTATAGGTGTTAAGATCGACACTTTGCAGAAACTTCGCGAGAAGAAGCGCAAGCTCGAAGCAAGTGTGAAAGAGGTCGCTGAAACAATGTCCGGCCTTGAGAAAGAACTCATGGAGCAGATGGATACCGAAGGTGTCATGAAGTCCACGGGTAAGCTAGCGTCAGTATCTATCTCTGAATCGGTAAAACCGTCGATTGAGGATTGGGATTTGTTCTATGGATACATCCACCGGAACAAGTATTACCACCTGCTTGAGCGCCGTCCTTCAGTAACTGGCTGTCGAGAGCTGTTTGAAAAGAAGGGTAAGATCCCGGGCGTAGTCCCATTTACCCAACGTACCATCAATATGCGAAGCGTGTAATCGGAGAGAATCTAATGGCAACAGCACCACGTGGTAAAGCGCAACTCCCGGTCAACTTTCAAGAACAATTGGCTCGTGAAGCAAGTGAGATCGCTAAGCGTATCTCCGCACCAACCGGTGACCGCATCCGTTTCAATTCGAATCGTTCGTTGATCACCCCGGATGGTAGTGAAGGCGAAATGCTGGAAGTCGTAGTTGTAGACTTCGTGTCAGCAAATCTGTTCTACGACGGCCCATTCGATCGCGACAGTCCGCAACCCCCGAGTTGTTTCGCTATGGGTAACGAGCCCTCAATGCTCGTGCCCTCGAAAAACAGCCCGGTCGTGCAGAGTACTTCGTGCGCGGCTTGCCCTAACAACCAGTTTGGCTCCGCGCCAAATGGTAAAGGCAAGGCGTGCAAGAACACTCGGCTCATTGCGGTGATCCCTGTAACTGCACTGGACGATCCAAGTATCGAAGCTCCAATTTGGATCATGTCAGTACCACCGACCTCGTTGAAGGCGTTCGACAGCTACGTTCACACGTTGTCTGCCAAGCACAAGACGATCCCGCTCGGTGTGGTTACTGAGATTACTTTGGACCAATCGGTGACGTTCGCGGCACCTCGGTTCAATGTGGTTCGTCCTCTTACCGGGGACGAGATCGGAGTCTTCATGCCTCGTCGTGAAGAAGCTGCCCAGCGTCTGGCTACCGAGCCTGACGTGAGTCAGTACACTCCACCGAAGCCCGCAGCTCGCGGTCGTCGTTGATACACCCGCCGGCTGGACTACCCAGCCGGCACTACCCCCTTTACTTCTGGAGAAACAAACCATGGCCCGTAAGCCTAGCGTCATCCTGACCCCTACTGAAAAGAAAGCAGCCGCTGCTGATGTGAAGAATCAACTAAAAGCTGCAATGGGCAACCTGAAAACCGCCGAAGCTGCTCGCAAGGCACTCGACAAGAAGTACGCGGCCGATGTGAAAGCTGCTGCCAAAGCCTATGAGTCAGCCGTTAAAGCTGGTGACAAGGAACTGGCGAGCTTGAACAAAGAAGTTGCACAGCTCACTGCTAAGCATATGCACCTCGTGCCTATGAAAGCAGTACCAAGCGCCACTAACTAAGTTGCGCTTCTAAAGCCCGGGAGAGCCCGGGCTTTTCTTTGGAGATCTCTATGAATGTCATGATTGATCTTGAAACTCTGGACACGAGCCCTAGTGCTGTCGTTCTGAGTATAGGCGCGGTCGCTTTTTCTGATGACGGCGTCAAAAGCGGGGAATTTTATGTCGAGCTGACGGGTGATCTTGAAACTCAGCAGAAAGCCGGTCGCACTACTTCCATGAGCACGCTCTTGTGGTGGATGGGTCAAGGTGCTGCAGCGCAGACAGTCTTCCGCAGCCACCCTGTCGGGGGCGTAGTGCGAATGGACACTGTCGCTGCCCTTGAAGCGCTCAGAGGATTCTTGTTCGCACAAGGCCCGCTAGACCAAATCAAGATGTGGGCGAATGGCTCAGACTTTGACAACGTGATTATGCGCAGCCTGTACGAGTCGTTCGGTATGGAAGCGCCGTGGAAGTTTTACAACCACCGCTGCTACCGGACGTTCAAGAGCCTGCCCGGTGCTCCTAAAGCCGGCCCACGTGAGGGTGTGTATCACAACGCTCTGGCGGACGCTCAACACCAATACGTGCACTGGACGGAGATTAGCGCATGGCTCAGAAACCACGTCTAATTGGCTTCACCGGTGCTGCTGGTTCCGGTAAGGACACGGCAACTGACTTCTATGTGGCGTTCAACGGCGGCTACCGCTATGCGTTTGCCGACCCGATGCGCCGCATGATGGCCACGCTGGGCATCGACCTGAACCATCCGCACTGGATCGCCAAGAAGGAGGAAGTTATCCCTCTTTTCGGGGCCTCTCCGCGCCGGATGATGCAGACTCTCGGCACCGAGTGGGGTAGAAACTGCGTCAACGAGAACCTATGGGTGATTCTGGCCAACCTAGAACTGCTGGACAAGGGCCCGGGCATGGTCGTATCCGACGTACGCTTCGAGAACGAAGCGGCGTGGGTGCGGCGAATGGGTGGACTTATTGTCCACATCCTGCGCGCCGAAGTACCTGCGGTCGAAGGCCACGTCAGTGAGAGCGGCGTGAAGGTCGAGGAAGGGGACCTTGTCCTCTTGAACAACGGCTCCCTTGAAGATCTGCATGACGCAGTAAGGAAGTTGCTCGATGGCAGCGAAACCTGAAACATCGTTCATCCAGAGCATCCACCGGCTCTTGCCGGGGGTTTACCACGAGAAAATGAACAATCCGTTCCTGTCCGGCACCGCAGATGTGTGGTACTCGGGCGTGGACGGGGACTTGTGGGTCGAATACAAGTTCATCGCGAAGATACCGAGAAGCGAAAATATCTTTCCGGCGATCACGCCGCGTCAACAGCGCTGGCTTGACAATAGATGCGATGAAGGGCGCAACGTAGCTGTTGTGCTTGGAACACCTACTGGCGGTGTGATCTACCGGGATAAGCAATGGTCTATCCCTTTGGACACAGCTGGGATCAACAAGCTGCTCGTACCGAAGAGGGAGATCGCCGATTGGATCCTCCGTCAAGTAGGTAAAGGCGTATGCAAATAGTCAAAGGTGTGATGGTAGCGTCGAGATTCATGATCCACGCATACAAAGTCGTGGCGACTTCGATACTGCTTTACTACCTGATCAAAGAAACAACAGCGAGGGAACTGCATGGACGAAAACGTACTGGAACAAGCGGAGCTGATAGCCAACGCGATGGTTGACCGAGCGGTTAAACAGATTAGGGGCAGACTCCCTAAGCAGCCGGAGAATTTCGACGGCTGCTGTGTTGAATGCGGCAATGAACTTCAACCCGGACGAATAGAATTCGGAGCGATAACATGCGTGCCATGCCAAGAGATGAAGGAGTCACGGCAGAGACTGACCCAGAGCCGATGAGGTGGACGTTCGACGATAACCAAGAAGCTGAGAAGTCAGGCTGGGGCATGATCCGGCTAGGGAACCGTTACGGGCCCTATGTCGGCCGTACCATTATGGCGACGGCGCCTACAGGCCTTAGCGGACTGATACAGAAAGAGCCGCCGCCGAACCCGAACTTCGTAGACACCCTTAGCGTCATAAAGAGCCACGCAGCTGATGGTAGCTACGTGGCTAAGAAAGCTCTCGTCATTCTCTCGGCGCAAAAACTATGTGGACAATAAAAGCAGCGGAGGCGATCGTCGGCTCGCTCGGTGAGCCGTCCAAGATGCCGGGCTATGCGTACGGTATTCCAGCAGCTAACTGTCAGGTCGGTTCAGCACTGGCGAAGATCCCCGGGTCAGTGTGTTCGAAGTGCTACGCCCTCAAGGGCCGATACGCTTTCTCGAACGTACTCACCGCTCAGCAGAAGCGTCTGGCGTCACTACGGGACGTTCGCTGGACCGACGCTATGGTGTTCCTGATCACGAAGAAATGCGCCAAGACACCTTGGTTCCGATGGCACGATTCTGGTGATTTACAAGGGCTCTGGCACCTGATTAACATTGTCGAGATAGCCAATCGCTGCCCTCAAGTGAGCTTCTGGCTACCCACGCGGGAGCGCAAAATAGTGGCGCAGTACACGGCTACTATGGGCAGCTTCCCTGATAACTTAACCGTTCGTGTATCGGGGACTATGATCGATGGGCCAGCACCAACCGGAGCCACTCACACATCAACTGTCGTTAAATCTGGGGATGCCACTTGCCCTGCTTATACACAAGGCGGCGTGTGCGGCGATTGTCGGCGCTGCTGGGACCCTACCGTGAAGAACGTAGCGTACAAGGAGCACTAATGGACTTCCTAGAGCGCACGCGCTTATTTACCAAAGAATCGAACCCCAAGGTATGTACCTGCAAGCATGAACGCCTCGGTACTGGGGTGTTCTACAATAGTGTAGGGCTCATCCAGTGCGTTATGTGCAACGGTTGGCAGGACATGCGTAAACCGATAGTCTGAATGCAGCCGCTGTCACGTCGGTAAACTTGCCGGGCACCCTGCCACGACCCAGTACCTTTTCTGGCGACAGCGGGCCGGCATGAACGTGGAAGCCGAAGTATCATGGGTAGGTAGCCCCGCCTACGGCGACAGAGGGGTGTTTTGTTCTCACAAAAAGCCCGGTCTTATCCGGGCTTTTTCTTACCTAGCAGTCGTTAGGCTGCACACCTATGTCTGAACCTCAGTCCAGCCATACGCTCAATGGCCGTGCTGAGCACGTTACCAAGAACTCAGCGTCTGTCGAGTCGACGACCTTGGTCCAAGTAGAGCTGATTGTTACGTTCGTAGTAGCCATGATGTACTCCTATTGATTACGGGTAGCTGTAAGCCGATGCGGGCGGTGTAAAGTTCTCGGTATGGGCAAAGCCCGTGCGGAAGCT